GCTTCCAGAACAACGGCGAGTTGCCGGAGCAGTTTCGGCGCATCGAGGTTGACTGGCGCTCAGTGCATTACGTGTCTCTGGCTCAGGCCGCAGATCCAATCAACAAGATGATTGCCGCCGGGGCGTTCCCCGCCACTTCTGACGTGACACTCAAACTGGCCGGCGTCACGGCGGTACAGCGCCAGCAGATGGCCCAGGACCGCGCGACCGATCAGGGTCAGTCGATGCTGCAGGAGATCGCGCACAGTCTCGACGCCAAGGCGTTCCGTGTCGACAAGGCGCTGACGGCAGACGCAGCTCAGGCCACAGGCCAGCCCGACCCGAATGCTCCGGCTCCGGCGCCGAACGTGATGCCGAAGAAGATGCCCGGTGTCCCAGCAGGTGGTTGAGGCTCCACCGCGTCCAGCGGATGAGCACCAGCTCGGGCAGGCTGCTCTCGTCTCGCTGATCCCGGCGTTGTTGCGCCAGGCGTGGCCGTTGCTGGATCTGCACAACCTGCAGGCCACGATGCCGGCGTTCACGGCCGCGGTTCGGGCCATCGTCGCCCGCTACGGGAAGGCGTCCGCATCTGCCGCGCTGACCTATTACCAGGGCGAGCGTTCTGCGGCGTCCGTGCCCGGCCGGCCGGTGTCGAAACTGGCGCCCACGCCTGCAGACTCAGTGATCGAGTCGGCTGTGTCGTGGGCAACGACAGACCTATACGGCCCGGTAACGCCACAGACCACGGATGCTGCGTTGCAGCGGCTCGATGAGTCGGTGTCGCAACTGGTCCTCGACCAGGGCAGACAGACGATCATCGGTGCAGTCCAACAGGACAAGTACGCCCGGGCATGGGTGCGGGTCACCTCTCCTGGTGCGTGTTCGTTCTGTCAGATGCTGGCGTTGCGTGGCGCGGTCTACAGGGACGCGCGTGCTGCAGGCAAGGGATCGAAGGGCACGAGCGGCAAGACGTTCGCCGGTGGCGGGCTCGACTTCAAGGTCCACGACATCTGCCGCTGCCACGCCGAGCCGATCTTCACCGTCTACGAGCCGTCTGCACGGATGCGTGAGATGCAGAAGACGTGGAACGACTCCACCAAGGGTCGCAGTGGTGCCGATGCGCGTAACGCCTTCCGTCAAGCGCTCGAAGGACGTCCGGTGACCGGCACAACTGGCGGCAAGAAACCCAAGGTCACGCTCGGCAAGTCGAGCATGGATCGGGCGCAGGTCGAGTTCCTTCTCAAGCAGGCGCAAGGGATGAAGGACTCCCCGTGGCGCACAAATCAGATCGACCGGCTGAGCAAACTGCTCGCCGGCAAGTAATCAGCCTCCCGCCTGGTGCGGGGAAGTACAACAATCCGTCCCAGGAGGACATCAGTCATGACCGTGCCCATCATTGAGCCCGTAGTAGTCCCTGCCGCCCCCGCGGCTCCCGTAGTCCCTCAGGCGCCCGCAGCTGCGGCGCCCGCGGAACCCGCCAAGCCTGTCGAGCCGGCCAAGGTCAACAACCCTTGGGATGACCCGGAGGCCGCGAAGGCTGAGATCACCAAACTCCGGCAGGAGAACGGTGCGGCCCGTACCAACGCCAAGGCTCAGGCAGCCGAGGAAGCGCGCAATGAGTTCGCTCAGTCCATCGCCAAGGCCCTCGGGCTGAGCAAGGATGCCGAACCCGCAGATCCGGCCAAGCTCACTGAGCAGCTGACCGCAAGTTCCGCCGAGGCACGAGCCGCGCGAGTTGAACTCGCCGTGTTCCGCGCTGCGGGCAGCATCGCCGATCCTGTCGCGTTGCTGGACTCAAAGACGTTCCTGGCGAGCGTCAAGGACATCGACCCCACGGACGGTGCGGCCCTGCAGGCTGCGATCGCCGCCGCTGTCGAGTCGAACCCTCGTTTGGGTTCAGCATCACCTTCACGCCTGCCCGCACCGAACCCTGCACAGGGGTCGAGCGGCTCTGGTCCTGTTGCTCCGCAGCAGTTGTCCAAGGCGGACGTGTCGCGCATGTACGCCGAGAAAGATTACGACGGCATCGCCAAGGCTCAGGCCGAGGGTCGCCTGTCGAACCTGATGGGCGCCTGACCAACCACTTCTTCCCCAGAAAGAGAGAGCCATCATGGCTATCACCAAGTTTCAGCCCGAGGTCTGGTCCGCCCAGCTCCTCTCTATCCTTGCCAAGTCTCTCGTCTACGCGGGAGCCCCGTGCGTGAACCGCAACTACGAGGGCGAGATCAGCGCCTACGGCGACACCGTCCACATCACGAACGTCGCCGACGTCAACATCTTCTCGTACAGCACGAACACCGACCTGACCGCAGTGCAGGCCCTGACCGATGCCGAGCAGTTGCTCCTGGTCGATCAGGCCATGGCGTTCAACTTCCAGGTTGACGACATCGACCTGCGCCAGTCCCGCTCCGGTGGTGCCTTGATGACTGAGGCTGCCCAGCGTGCCGCGTTCGGGCTCGCGAACGTCGCTGACACGTTCGTCGCCGGCCGCATGGCGGTCGGGGCCACCAACGCACTCGGCCTGATCGATGCGTCGTCCACTCAGGGCAACGTGTACGACCTCCTGATCGTCCCGGCGAAGGTGAAGCTCGACCAGAACAACGTCCCCCAGGACGGCCGGTTCCTGGTCATCGACCCGGCCACCTATGGCAAGCTCCTGCGGGACACCCGGTTCATCCACTTCAACGAGTCTGGCCCCGGTGACGGCGCCACGTTGCACAACGGCCAGGTCGGCCAGGCCGCGGGATTCAATATCCTCATGAGCAACAACGCCTTCCAGGCCAACCGCACTGGTATCTCGACCACGACCGCGTCGGGCGCCAAGTCCCTGACCTCGGCTGCGGGTACGTGGAACCAGGGCGATGTTGGCCTGACCGTGACCGGCACCGGTTCGGGCGCGGCCAACGCCATCGCCTCGGTCAACGCTGATGGCTCGGTTGCGACCTGCACAGTCAACAGCACGGCGTCCGCGCTCGTGACCGACTTCGTCGTCAGTGGTGGCGGGCAGTTGGCCATCGCAGGGTCGTCCATCGCGACGTCCTATGCCGAGCAGATCAGCAAGGTTGAGGCGTACCGCCCCCAGGCGCGCTTCGCCGACGCCCTCAAGGGCCTGCACCTCTACGGCGGCAAGGTTCTGCGCCCCCAGGCGCTGGTCGTTGCGTCCGTCAAGGTCGCCTGACCCAACCCTGAGTAACCCAGTGGTACACGCCGAGAGGAGTCGGACATGACTGTTCCGATTGCAATCCCGTCCGATCTCGGCGTGTACCTGACGGGTGACCCCGCTGGTGTTGAAACCGTCCGGGCCACGCAGAGCCTCCTGTTGGCTCAGAACCTCTGTGAGACCATCTGGTCGGCACTTGACGTCACAGCATTGGGCACGGTCTTGGCCGTGGCTGGCAGGCAGTACACCAACGTCACGTCAGCCACGACAGTTGCGATCGGTTCCGGGCATGTCGGATACGGCACCACGGGCGGATCTCTGGGTGTCGGCGGGCTGTACCTGTCCCGCTCAGACAAGTCCACCCTGCGCAGGCTTGCGAGCCGCTCTGGAGCGTTCAACATCGACCTGCTGCCCAACCCGTGGCCGCCCGTGGTCCCATGAGCGCCATCTCGGTGTTCTGGGTCCACACGGCGACCGTGGAGACGTTCACAGGCGCCGGGCCTACCGGTGACACCTACGCGGCGCCCGTGTCCGTCAAGGGCTTCCTTGATGACGGGGTTGTCCTCGTGCAGTCCGGTGCCGGTGAGCAACTGGTGCAGAAGTCGATCTTCTACGCGCCCCTGACGTTCACCGTTGCGGGCGTTCAGTACGTCTCCCGTGACGTGTTCCTCCCCGAGTCGCAGGTCACGGTCAACGGCAAGGTCGCTCAGGTATCAGAGACTCACCTCCGCGACGGCGGTTCGCTCGGGCTGCCGGACCACATCGAGGTGCATTTCTCATGACCATGACGTGGGAGAACAACCTCAACCTCGAAGACATCGCCGCCAAGGTCCGGGCCAACGTCGTGGACGCACTGGCTGAGGGTGCAGACATCATCCTCAGGGAGTCCGACCTTGACGTGCCCAAGGAAGACGGCGACCTCGCGGCATCCGGGCGAGTCAAGAAAGACCGGGGCGGGTTGAATACTGTTGGTATCACTTACGACGGGCCTTATGCCCGGTACATCCACGAGCACATCTTCTTTAAGCACCCTCATGGCGGACAGGCCAAGTTCCTGGAGATGGCGATGATGTTCAAGGGCCAGGAAGCGATCAACAAGGCCGGCGAAGTCCTCTGGGACAAGATATGAGCTTCACTGTCGATTTGCTGACCGGGCTCTCGACCTACCTTGCTGCGAACGGCGTCACGACGCCGGTGTTCTTCAAGGCGCTGCCGACCACCCCTGACCGTTGTATTGCAATCACCGCATATGCCGCCACGGATGAGGCCAAGGTCGCCCTCTCGCACGTCCGTGTGCAGTTCTGGTTCCGCGGTGTGGTCAACAACAGCCTCGACGTGGATGAACTTGGCGACTCCGTGTTCAACCTCCTGCAAGGCGCTGAGGACCTGACGTTCGGCACCGCGCACGTGGTGCAGGCGCTCCGCGTGTCGTCCATCCAACTTGGTGCGGACGCCAACAAACGGTCCGAACGTTCCGACAATTTCACACTCGATCTGGACGTCCCTGTGACGCCCGGTCGTCCCTGGTAACAAACAGCCGCACCAACCGGCCTCACGACGCCTGTCATGGGGTTCTTTCGTATGCCCACAGAAAGGGCTCACCATGTCAAGTTCAACTTCGCTTGCCCGAAAGTTCAGGGTGGACGTCACCGCCGACCTGACGTTGGCCGCCGGCTGGCTTCAGCTCAACGGGATCTACGGCCTCAAGCCGGACGTCACCCCCAAGACCATCGACACGTCCGCGTATGACACCAACGGCTGGGACAGCAACGAGGTCATCAGCAACGGCTTCGCAGTGAGCACGGACTTCTGGCGGCGCACCGCTGCCGGTGTGTACGACCCGGGCCAGGAGCTCCTGCGCGCCCGCGTCGGACAGAGCGGCGACAACGCCCGCGTCGGTGTCCGCTGGTACGACAAGAACGGCGGTCCGGAGGCGTACCAGGGTGTCGCCCTGGTGAAGTGGTCGCGGGCCAAGGATGGTGTCGCCGATGGTGACGCCGCGACGGTTGTGATGACTGGCGACGGTCTGCTGTTCCCGATCACCAACCCAGGCACCGCTGCGACGGTTCCGGTCATCCTGTCCGCGCTGCCGTCTGGTGTGGCCGCTGCTGGCGTGGTGACCATCACTGGTGCTGGCTTCACAGGCACGGTCGCCACGACCGGCGTGAAGTTCGGTGCGACCTCGGCCACCACGTGGTCCGTCGTGTCGGACTCGGTCATCGTCGCGGTCATGCCGACCGGTTCTGCCGGTGCGGCCAACGTCACGGTCACCAACGCCGTTGGCGTGTCCACCGCCTACGCCTACACCCGCGCCTAATCCCAGTCGTGACGCGGGCGGCTTCGGCTGTGGTCGCCCGCGTCACTCAACAGCCACCCACAGCCGAACAGCCAAAGGAGACAGCCATGCCACTCGAACCGTTCGAGAAGGTTCAGCCCGAACCCCTCACCTTCCCTGTCGGACAACACAAGTACACGATCCCGCCCCTCGGGTACCTGAAGGGCGTTCGGCTTCAAGGGATGCTCGCAGGCACCGACCACACGATGGATACCAAGGGCGCGGATGCCCTCTGGGAGTTCGTCCTGGGCGATGTGTGGGAGCAGATGAAGGCGGACGACGCGCCAATCGAGGCCATGACCCGGATCGCGTTTGCGACCCTGGCCGACGTCACGCAGGGCCGTGAAATGGCCGAGAAGGTTTGGAAATCGGGTATCCCCCCGGAAGCACTGGCCGCCGCGATGGCGGCCATTCAGGCGACCGCGCAGCCGACGCAGCCCAGTACGGTCGCGGCACCCAAGACCCGGCAACAGGCCTCTTCGAGTGGTACGAGTTCCCGGAGGGCTTCGACCCGCAAGGCGGCGGTGAAGGCGAAGGCGTCTCGGTCCTGACCCTGTTCGCCCAATGGCCGCTGATCGTGGCCGACTTCGCCAGCGAGTACGGGATTCGCCTGCCCAACGAGACGGACCTCAGCCTGACGTGGTCGGCGTTCTTTGCCTACCTGACCGGGCTGATGGTTGCTGACACCCGCCTGTCCCGCCACTTCGCCAAAGATCCAGAACCCGAAGGAGGTCCGCAGTGAGCGAAACCTCGGCCGGGGCGATCATCGGGACGCTTCGCCTAACGATCACCGACTTCGAGTCGGGCATCGCCAAGGCTCAGGCGTTGGCTGACAGCCTCGATGGCAAGAACGTGAACGTCGACGTCAAGGTGGATTCTGGCGCCGCTGAGACGAAACTCGCTG